GGTAATCAAACAGCTTCTTTAAAGTCCTTGCAAGGTATTACAACGTGGGTATTAGATGAAGCAGAGGAGTTAGTAGATGAAAGTATATTTGATAAGATTGATTTATCTATCAGGACTAAAGGATTACAAAACAAAGTAATTCTAATACTTAACCCCACGACTAAGGAACATTGGATATATCAGAAATTCTTTGAGCAACAAAGTTTAAAGGGTGGGTTCAATGGTGTTAAAGACCAAACTACTTATATTCACACAACTTACCTAGATAATTTAAAGAACTTAGACGAATCATTTTTAATTAACGTTGAGAATATTAGGGTTAATAGACCCGATAAGTATAACCATCAAATACTAGGGGGTTGGTTAGATAAAGCCGAGGGTGTTATTTATGAGAATTGGGACATTGGAGATTTCGATAGTTCACTACCTTACTTATTCGGTCAAGATTACGGATTTAGTCCTGACCCTACTACACTAATTAAAGTGGCTATTGACGATAAAAAGAAACTAATCTATTGCAAAGAATATCTTTATCACACTAATCTAAATACTGAGGGTATTGCACAAGCTAATAAAAACGCATTAGGTAAACCTGACGATTTAATAGTGGGAGATAATGCAGAACCAAGACTTATAAACGACCTACAACAGCGTGGGGTTAATATAATTGCCTGTACTAAAGGAAAAGATAGTATTGTAAACGGTATTGCATTAGTGAGAGATTACAAATTAATCATAGAGGACAGTCCAAACATGATTAAAGAGCTTAATAATTACTGTTGGAACAATAAGAAAGCATCTATTCCAGTAGACAATCATAATCACTTATTAGACGCTCTTAGATACGCTGTTACATATCAATTGAGAAAGCAGGATTTCTTTGTAGTTTAACAATTAATCCAATTAACTTGTATTTATAATATATTTATACTATCTTTGTTAAACAAAATAAATAGATATGGGATTAAGAGGTAGGAGATTTAGTAGTAAGAAGAGCGCTTATAGTTTTGCAAAAGCAGTCAACGGAACTGTTAAAGATAATAGAGGTAATGAGAATAGAAAATCTAACTTTAAAGTTATTTACACTAAGAGTGACGCAAACAAAGCGACATTTACAAACAAATATTGGGATTAATTAAAAACAAATAGGATGAATAGAATAGAACAATTAAAGAAACTGATTAAAGACAACAAGGCTTTTAACAAAGGACTTAAGAAGCAGATAGCAGACAATAAGGCTCACAATGAGCAGTACGAGAAAGAGATTAAACAGGAAGAGATTGAGACGGAGATAATCAAAACTACACACGTACCAAAGGGAGACTACACAACAGCGCAGTTAAAGGATTTAGTTATACTTAGTGAAAATAAATAGGGCATGAAAAGTTCAGAGGTTCATATAAAAAGTTCAGATAAATTAAGTATAGTAAATACTACAACGGGCGAAATAGTATTAAATCTTTCATTTGAAGATATTAAAGAATTAACGATTAAAAAGAATATTAAGTTAAATTATTATCAAACAAAATAAATATGAAAGTAACAAAAGTATTAAAAGATGAAGACGGGTATTGTACATTACTATTACTTGGTGACGCTAACGAACAAGAAATGGATTTAACTGTTACTGATGGTAATGCTGATATGTCTACGGTAACTATTAACGGTGTGGGGTTATTAGTTTTAATAGAGCAATTGTTAGAACATAACGATATGACTATAGAAGATTACAAAGTAGGAATTGAATCTATTCGTAGACAAATGCCAAAGGATTAAAAGTACGCTATTAGTACGCGTGTAGTCGTTGCTGACTAGCCCCCTGCGTTAATTGTAGGGGTTTTTTATTGGGTTGAAAATAAATTAATAATAAGTAGTAAATAGTTTGTAAATACAATATAGTTTGTATATCTTTGACGTATAGAAATTAAATAACTAAAATAAACGATATGACAACTTCAACTATAGTAAAATTTGCAACACTTACAGGAACATTTACAAATGGATTCTCAGGTAGAACAAACGGAACAAGTGGCGTGGCTACAATAGACGGTTTATTATTTGGTTTCTTACCTAATGAGTCTAAACCATATCAACCAATAGGAGGTCGTCAAGTGTTGAAGTCATTGATTGATGTATTGGTATTTAAGCCATACAATTATGGTAGTGACGTTAGTGTAAAAATAGGTAGAAAACTATAATTATGGAATATGCAATAAAAGTACTACAAGACCAAAAAGAGAGTCTAATTAAAGCTTTGGAAGGATGGGAAAGTACGGAATACAAAGAGGCGTTTAAAATTAGAGAAGAGCGTTTGAAATCAATTAATAAAGCTTTGGAATTAATAAAGATATAAATAATATGATAGAGTCAGAATGGGATTTAATAGGTTATGAAAGTGATTTTAATACTAATATACCGATTTACTACAGTAAAAAAGAAGAATGTTTAAGGGTTAAATTTAGAGAGGGAGTGATGGGTAGTGATTATTTTAAAGTTTCTTATTATAAAAACTATAGTAGAGAAAATAGGAATGGACTTTGTAATAGAGCTTTTGACTTGTTAATTAAATACAAAGAAATATGTTGAACGGATGGAAAAAAGCAAAAAAACTACTAAGTGAGGTTAATAGACTAAAAATTGAAAATACTAAGTTATCAAAAGATAATTACGAATATTCTAAAATTAAAGTGTTTAAGTGTGATTATTATAACTTACTTCATGAAAACGCAGTTTTGTCAAGTCGTAGAATTACTGACTTTGAAGAATTAGAGAGACTAAGAAAAGATACAAAAGAAAGTGGTTCATTAATTATAGAGCAACATTTAAAACTAAAAGAATTAAATGACTTTATTAATCAAAATATAGACCAATGAGAATAATATAACCCCTGCATTAATTGTAGGGGTTTTTTATTGCTAGTTAATTAATTAGTATATTTACAGTATGGAAATAACAAATAAGGATAAGAAAGAATTTAACATTTACATGGATTGGTGGATAACACAGCAAGCATGGCAACTAACCTCTAAACCGTTCAATGATATAAAGTTACTTTCGTTTAATGAGTTTAAAGATAAACAAGGCGTACAAACTAATAGAACTTTTTTAAATGAGTGGGTTTGGAAATTCCCCGAGAGTTTCAATTAATAATTAGTATATTTACAAAAACAAATAATATGAAAACAATTAAATTAATATTACTCGGTCTAGTACTAACATCATGTACTAAGAAATGGGATTGCACTATAACAACTACAAGCGTGTTAGGTACTTCTACTTACAATTATGAATTAGAAGGCAGTACAGACGATAAAAATACTTTTGAGAGTAACGGAACAATGAACACGGGAGACGTTGACCAAGTGACTGTATGTGTACCTAAATAAATAATTAGTATAATTGCAATTTATTAAATAAAGTTTAGTATCTTTGACCTGTATATAATTGTAACAAATTATGACAATGTACGCATTCGTAACAGAATATGACAAAAAACTATTTTCTATTGATTATCGCTAAAGAGCCTACTATTAACTTAGTGGGTTTTTTGGGTTTAACTAAATACCGTACTAAATGAGCGAAATAAAACTTATAAACGGTACTAGTAAATTATTTGGTTTTGATGGTTTAATCAAGTCTAAGACACAAGACGAGCAAAAGTTAATTGATGAGGGTTACGGTTCTAATGTAACTGTTTACGCTATTATAAATAAGATTCTTACTACTTCTATTACCGTTCCTTTAGGGGTTTGGGATAACAGAACAGAGGAATATGTGACTAATGGTAGGGTTTATGATACGTTTCAACAACCTGCAACTTATAGAGGCGAGTTACTTAGCCAAGACGAATGGAAAGAGGTTGCATTAGCCTACTTACTTACTACGGGTAATCTATACCAACAGAAAGATAACTTAGTAGACCAAAGAACCGCGGACGTATTAAACATTATACCTAGTGGAATCATTGAGCCTATTGTGCCTAATAGTTATTTGTTAAAGAATAACGGCTTTAAAGTTACAGATAAGCAAAGCCAATTTAGAATAGAATCAGACGATTTAAATCACTTAAAACATATTAACCCTACTCAATACGGATTAGACTACTTAAAAGGTCTTAGTCCATTACAGGCGGGTTTATACTCTCTTACTGGTTCAACTGATATTCAAAAGGCTATTAGTGTAGTCGTAAAGAACCAAGGCGTTAAAGGTATTCTTACTAATAAAGGTGGTAGAGGTCAAACTAATACTCGTTTTTCTGAGGACATGGCGAAAGCTGTAAAGGGTGCTATTAAGAATATGCTTAGTGGAATAGATAAGTTTGCTAGTACACACGTTACGAGTGCAGATTTAGACTACCTACAAATGGGTATGAGTTCAGCAGATTTACAATTGATTCAGTCAGGAGTATTAACAGACCGTCAACTATGTAATCTTTACGGGTTAGATTCTAAACTATTTAATGATGTTTCTTCAAGTTCTTTTAACAACGTCACAGAAGCTAATAAGTCAATGTATCAAAATGCTATCATACCGAACTTAACTAAATTAGTTGGTTCTTATAATGAAGCAATAGTAAAAGGGATTAACAGAGTAGACAATACTGATTTTATTATAAAAGTAGATACTTCAGCAATTGAAGCACTACAAAGTAATCAAAAAGAGGAAGCAGACAAAAACAGGGTTAACGCTCTAGGTATCAAAGATGTGTTAGCAAGTCCAACAGATACAAACGGAAAAGTTGAGATACTTATGACTGTTTATGGATTTGAAGAGGACAAAGCAAAAACAATTGTAGGAAATGGACAAAGCACAGAAGATTAAACAACTTTTAGATAAGAAAGGACTTAACAAGACTGTAGTTAAATCTATAAAGGACAAGTTAAAGATAATTGAGAACGATAAAACTGTAAATAAATGATAGTTTGTAAGGAATTAGATAAAACATTTGGTAATAAAAAGGAGTTATTCAAGGCTTTGAAGGCTAATAAATCTGATATTATTGCAGTTAAAAAGGCTAAGATTCAAAAGTCTAGTGATAAAAACGTGGGTGTTTCATGTAAAAAACTAGATGTATCTAAGTTCGATACTACTATTAAAGGTTTATTTGATTCAGACGATAGTTATTATTTAGCGGTTAACACTACAGGAGTACTAGATAGTCATGATGATTTACATAAGGTTGGTATTTGGGACAGAACAGTACGAGACCAACAAGGTAAAAACTATTTAGTTACTGACCATAAAATGGAAATGGCTAACGTGGTAGTTAAAAAGGATAATATTAAAATGTTCTTAGCTACTATACCGTTTAGTTCTATTGGTAAGAGTTACGAAGGAAATACACAAGCATTAATCTACCAATTCGATAAAGCTAATATTATAAATGATTTAGCAAAAGAATGGTTAGAGAGTGGAGACGATATAGAAGCAAGCGTAAGGATGCAGTATGTTAAAATTGAATTAGCAATGAATAGCACATCTAAAGATGATGTAGAAGAGTTCAAAGCTTATACTGACAACATTGATGCAATTGCTAATAAAGATGACTTTGATGAAATAGATTATTTCTGGGTTGTTACCGAAGCAAAGAACATAGGAGAATCAAGTTTAGTACTAAGGGGCTCAAATGGAGCGACTGGAATACTAGACAATAAAAATATTCAGCCGTCAGAGGACACTGATAAAACCGAGCCGTCAAACGACACTCAAAAACAAGTCACTAGCAAAGAGCAAAATGACGTAATTAACTTTTATAAAAATCTATAAAGATGAAGTTTAAAGAATGGTTAGCCTCTAAAGGTTACGAGATTAAAGAAGACACTACAGCAGAAAAAATTGCTGAGTTTTACAATGAGTTCAATGCAGTAAAGCAAGAAGAACTAAAGACAGCACTTAAAGAAGAAAACAAAGAGTCTATTGATGATTTGAAATCTGAATTAACTGACTTAAGAATTGAACAGTCTAAGGCGTTAAATGATGCTCTTAAAGAGATGGGATTAGCGATTAAAAACGTTAATAAAACCAATGAAGGAGACGTAAGTATCTTGAACGGTGCTACAATATCTAAGGGATTAGAAGACAACGCAGACACTTTAAAAAGAATCTCAGAAGGAGACAAAGAAAGCGTATCGTTTAAAGCGGTAGGAACAATGCTTATTTCTACAAACGTATCAGGTGGTAATGTGCCAGTTGAACAACGTTTAGCAGGAATGGATTCATTAGCGTCAAGACAAGTAAGATTATTAGATATTGTATCAAGAGGTACAGCTTCAAGTAATGTCATTTCTTGGGTGAGTCAAGCAAACAAAGAAGGTTCTGCTGGTGGTACTGCTGAGGGAGCGTTAAAGAATCAAATTGATTTTGATTTAGTAGTTGTTTCTGAGTCTGTTAAGAAAAGAACAGCGTTTATAAAAGTATCTACTGAAATGGTAGGAGATATTGACTTTATGCGTTCTGAGATTAACAACGAGTTAATGAGAGAATTATTAAAAGATGTTGAAAACCAAGTTTATCAAGGTGACAACTCAGGTACAAACTTAAACGGAATTAGAACTGTTGCAACTGCGTTTTCTGCTGGAACTTTTGCACTTTCGATTGATAACGCAAACTCTGTTGATGTTTTAACTGTTGCCGCTAATCAAATCTTGATTGCAGAACAACCAATGCCGAATTATATTTTAATGCACCCGTCAGATGTGACAGCATTAAAAATGGTAAAAGTTACTGCAACTGACAAACGTTATGTTGAAAGATTGGCTTTAGTAGCTGGTAATTTATCTTTAGATGGTATTCCAATTATGCAAACTACATTAGTTACTGCTGGTCAATACTTGATTGGTGCTTTTGATTTAGCTAATGTGTACGACAAAGGCTCTATTTCTATTGAAATCGGAAGAGATGCTGATGATTTTACTAAGAATTTAGTTACAGTATTGGCAGAATGGAGAGGTTTAGCGTTAGTAAAAACTAATAAAAGAACTGCATTCATTAAAGGTGTATTTGCTACTGATGCTGCTGCTTTAGAAACAGCTTAATATTAATAATAAAAACATAAAAAATGTCAGATAAAAAAGAAGTACTAGTAAAAGTTGTTGGGATTGAGTCTCCAAAAGGCAAAGCTCAACACTTAAAGATTGGTGAAACTTATGAAGTAACAAAAGAAGTTGCTGATTCAATCATTAAAAACAAGCAAGCTAAAAAAGCTTAATTAGTTTAAAAATCATTCATTACCTCGATACTAACGTGTCGGGGTTTTGGTGGTAAAAACAATTAAGAAATGAGTCTTACTAAATACACAGATTACATAGGTTTTCATCAAATCGCTAAAGGCGGTAATAATGATGAGAAAATTCAAACTTACATTGATGAGATTGAACCAACTATGTTACGTGATTTATTAGGTAATACTCTTTATGATTTATTTATAGCAGACATTGACCCAATTACAAACAAACCTGTAACGGCTAGATTCTTATCATTGTATGATGCATTTAGTATTGACGTTAGTTTAGGTAGTGGATGCCAAGAACGTTCTTTGGGTATGGTTGAAATGCTTAAAGGATTTGTTTACTATAGTTTTGTAGGTGATAGCGATTATTTTAACACTATTTCTGGTAATGTAAAGAATCAATTTAGTAATTCGCTAGGCGTTAGTTATATTCAATTAGGGTTAACAGAACGTTATA